TGACCCTGTAACTGTAACCAAGCTAGAACGCATCACGGCAAACTGCCGATTGACTTGTATCAATTCGCGAACACCAAGAGCCGCCATTGCTGTTCCAACTAGCCCAATAGCACTCCTCATGCTAGACCAGCCACCCTTCATTTGATCGGTGGCTTTTACTGAGCGGCGAGCGGTTTTCTCAGTCGTGGTGGCGAGGCTGGAGACTTCCTTTTCTGCTTTCTTAACTTCACGAGTATCAACAGAAATACCCAATTTCATAAAGTCAGTTGCCATGCTTTTTCGCCTCTATTCGTTTTGATGCTAGTCTAAACAAATTACCCACCTTTTGCCCCACTTTTTCTCTGTCGATCGCCTCAACATAAGGCGCTGGACAGTTTGGTTTTCGTGCTGCATTTGCCTGAGCAACATACTCTTTTGATAGCTTCCGAATTGTGCTTAACTCTGTACCTGTTAAACCATATCCAGCCGCCCTATTCCACGCGCAAATTTCTCTCCAACTTAAAGGCGCATACCCGCCCATGCCTACAATATCGAGCGTGCCAGCATCATGTAGGGCATCGATATAAAACATTGTGCCAAGAACCTCTGGCAAAACAGAGGCGCTCTCTGATACTGTGTGCCGTCGAGACTGTTTCGCCTTCTCTGGTACAGTATTGAGCCACGCCTCTTGTCTTACCCATAAAATCCACGATTCTAAGCACTCTTCAAAAAATTTGCCCGATCACCAATAAACTCATCGACCTGCTCACGCAACCACGGATAACCCTTGTACATATGCTCAACATTTTCAGGGGTACACTTCAGGCTTTCACCCTTCTCCTGTACTCCTTTCCATGACACCGTACAGCGAACCAATGTAGACAATGCCTGTTCTTCTGCCTCTTCGAGAGATACATTCTTGCGTTTACGCTGATTCATTGCATCTCTTGCACGATCACGCACAATGTCACGGAATGTTTTTGAGTCAGATCCCAACAGCATAATAGTCGCATCCATTGCCTCACCCGTTACGGGGTGGCGAACCTGCATCTCTGCGCCTTTGTCTGCCGCTGTGGTCACATCTAAGTCTGAAAAATCCATAAAAATACTCCTGTCAGTTTAACCCTGCCAGTGTCGACTAAAAAATAACGTGAGAGGGCGCTGACAGGCCCACCCCTCACGATCCTTGCGGATTTAGACCTCTACAATTGCATCCGTCAATTCAATCTGAATGGTTGCGTTTGTAATCTGATCGGCACTACCCACGCCAGTCGTATAAGAGAGAACCTGTGCAGCAAAATACTGAATCGTACCGTCTTGCAGAGTAACCTTAAACGAATGATCTGAATCGCTATCCAAAGCAGTCACCAAAATAGCTTGACCAGCATCAGAGGGATCGCGTGCTACCTGTAAAGTCATCGTCCCATCATTGTAGGAACCTTTCTTCTTTACTGTTTTACGAGAATCCAGTGGGTTATGAGTTACCAGATTGTAAGTACGTCCATACTCGCCAGCGTCAACAATTTCACCAACTGCTGAGTAAGAGAGAGCACCAAAACCAGCCGCGTTATATGTGGCTGGATTGGAGGCACTAATCTCAATCGTAGTGCCCGCGGAAGTTTGAGCAGCCATGTTCTACCTCCTATTATTAAACTTCAATGATTGAGTTAGTCAACTCAATCTGAATGGTGGCATTAGTAATCTGGTCAGCAGACCCCACGCCTGTAGTATAGGAGAGAACCTGTGCAGCAAAATACTGTACTGTTCCATCCTGCAATGTAACCTCAAAATAGTAGTCGTTATCACTATCCAAAGCGGTTACTAGAATCGCCTGTCCTGCATCGTCTGGATCACGCGCTACCTGAAGCGTCATTGTGCCATCGTTATAAGATCCCTTCTTCTTGACTGTCTTGCGAGAATCAAGCGGGTTATGGGTAACGAGGTTATAAGTGCGCCCGTATTCGCCAGCATCCACGACCTCACCCACTGTCGTAAATGTCAGAGAAGGAAAGCCCGTAGTTACGTTGTCATCATACGTAGATGGCCCTGTAGCGGTGATTGCAATAGTAGTACCTGCTGAAGTTTGAGCAGCCATATATTAACTCCTAATATTTTGTTTAACATAGTCCTCAAAATCAGCAACCGCAAGTCGGACAAACCCATGCGGTGCCTGTTCCTTACTATGCCCGTATTCCAATGCTTGGATGTAGGGCAAGTTATTCGTCAAATAGTAAATGTTTCCGGTAGCTTTGGAAATAGCATCTTGAGCCTTTCCTGTCGTTTTATCACCGCTCTTGTCAGCAGCATCAAGTACGCCAGTTGCAGGGCTCCCGACAGTCGCTTGCCAATTCCCTCTGGCGCGTCCGGTATCAACCGGAGTCCTCTTAATGATATCTCCGGTCAGCTCCAGCAAACTCTTACGAACCACTGTATCGAGATTCAAACTCATCTTATCGGCGAGTTTCTGGAGATCTCCGCGCTTTGATGCGTTATATACCGTCATTCTCTACTCTACGGAATGGAAAAGAGATGTTGTATTGCTTCCATGCACCTGTGACCCCTAAAGTAGTCACGGAACCAGCGGCAACCTTAATAGATCCGCTATCAAGGCTCTGCAATCTAAACAAAGTATCAAGCTCATCAATAATAGTTCGCGCCTCTTTGCTCCCCTCATTTTTAGGAACAAACACGCTAATATCAATCAGCCCGTTATGCTTAGTGTCACCGTTCAATGTGCGATAGGATGATGCGCCATTCAAGATAGTAAGACGCACCCACGGTTCATTATTATCAGCCTCAAACGGTGCGTTATCATAAGCAATGGGAGCAGTGGTAAACTCGCTCATCTTGCCCTCAATCGCCGCCCTCTCGCTCTCAAAACCCATTACGAAACCTCACTAACAGTTAATTTACAGGTCGCCCCTGCTGGATCAATCTCAATCACATCTACACTATAAGCATCTCCACCGTAGATAACCATATCGCCAGTATCGGGAGTAACTGCAAGCGTTGATATATCAAAAGTCATGCACAGTGTTGGCGCATCCCCGCTTCTAATAACATTCTCAACGCCTTCATCAGCAGCAGATTCAATAATGCACTGAATCGTGCAATCAACATCAGTAGAGCTAACTGCGCCCGTAGCGGGGTTATATGCTTGCGACCCCTTGCTTCTATAGGTAACACTTACAGCAACATCACCAATAGCATTAAATGCCGTACCAACTGCTGAAGCTATCGTTGCTCTGAGTCCCATTATGTGCGTACCACTGCAACAGCGCCAAATTTACCACGGGTGTGAATCGTCCCCCATCCGCGTAGCATCTCGTACACGATTTCAGGAAGAACGTCAGCGGTATCTGTCTTATCAAAATCAACCTCCACACTTCCAGCCTTGACCCTGCTGATACCTTTACCATCAGAATCATCGACCCGATTGCCTGCAATCAGGAACTTAGCAAACTCAGCGGTTGCATTGGTGACAGCAGTTGGAATCTCTGAAGTGCCGATAGAATAACCATCCTGATCAGTTACGTTAGAGCGAGGCCAGCGCAAAGACTGTGCCTCGGTGTACTTGCTGCCGTTCCAGTCGATACGCTCATCAAGTAGGCGAGTTGCCATTTTCAGGGCCTTCTCTTTATCTGATGATGAAGCGCCCGTCCAATCTGTTACATTCAGATTATTACCGTGGTAAGTATCTGCATCTGCCACAGAAATATAACTGTCTGCACTTGCACCACCTATGGTTGAATCCAGAGCCATTACAATTCCACCTCGATAAATTGCAGTTTATAGGATACTTTCACACTGCTAGCTCCGTCTCTATTGGTGATCCTGAACAGGTTACTGCTATTCTTTTTCAGCAAAAACCACAGCCCTTCACTGGCGTTCGCCAGTTTGGTTTTACTTCCCTGAGTCTCACCATAAGCAACCATGTGTATAACCTCTTCCCCATCATCAGTGATAGTGGGGGCAGAGTAGAAATTCACTGTATCTGGTTGCCTGTTTGTAGAGCGGTTCTGCGCCTGAACATTAAAACCAGCCCCATTCGCGCTTACCGTTGATTCCGCGAAACCTTGCACCAACGTCTCAGCTCCGTCCACGCTAACACTAACTCCGTAGATTATAATGTCTCGAACACCAGTCTTGATGTGGAAATCAGTGACACCAGAGGCAGCCAGCGTCAAATCACTGCTCATTACATAAGCATTACCTTTCAGCATCTCCTGAAAGAATAGGTCAGAAACTGTGGTGCTTATAGATAGCATCTTTAACTGTTTTTAACAGACTTTTTTGCAGCAACTTTCTTTTTAACAGGCTTTTTTTTCTCGCCTACCAAAACGTGAACCTTTGCATCATAATCAGACTTGTTTATAACAACAGGCCCATTCTCAGTGTCGATGGTGACGGTCTCTAGTTTAAGCATAATTATCTCCAATAGCATCAAAGATGCCCCCTCGCTAGAAGGGGCAACCGTGAACTACTAGCCTAGCAGCAAAGCAGTGTGCTCAGGCTTGATGTTCTTAACACCCCAAGCCAGTGCAACTTCATAACGTACCTTGCGGTAAAGCTTGTACATTGAGAACTCAAGGCTCAGACCGGAACGATCATCAGTTACGGTAATGCGATCCTCAGCCTGATCACCCTCTGCTGGCAGTGATGGCATACGAGTAGCCAGCACGATAGCAGATCGGTTAAACGCCATGTTACGAGCCGCAGCAGCAACAACGGTGATTGCAGTTGCAGAACCACCGATAGCCTGACGCAAACCTGGCGCAGCTAGAGTGATAGTGCCGCCATCTGATACGTCAGCATCACCAGAAGCAACTACGTACTGATTGCTGTCACCAGCAAAAGTGATAACGTCACCAGCCACGATAGTACCAGTACCAGCAGAAGCCAAAGTAATTGTAGTTGCTCCGACTGCATAACCGGCAGTATCTGTAGTGGCGCTTGCGCCTGTGCCGGCGGTTGAAGTAACAATCTGAGCCGACTCACGAACAGGCATACCCGCCAGATCGAGGAGAACGCCTTGACGAAGCATAGAGTCAGTGCCAGCAGCATTGACCGCAGATTGCTTGCCAAGGAAGTTGGCACCTGCTGAGGTATCAATAACCAACTGATTATCGCTTACAGGTGCGCCGTTGTCCTTGAGGATCTTCAGCACATTAGAAGCGTCTGTGTAATCGCTGGCGGTAGCGAAAGGAGTAGTGCCAGCAGTACCATACGCGCGTGAGCAAGTGGTATGCAGAGCAGCCAGATCAGTCTCTACCTCATTGACCAAGGTACGCATAGCCTGTGCAATCTTGCCTGCACGGTGATTCTGATAACCCACCCCAGTTTCCAGAGCCTTGTAATCGTTGCCATTGAAACCAAACGGAGCGGCACGCTCTTTGGTGATCTGGATAGTCTGAGCAGTAGAAGTCAGACCAGCAGGATCAGGAATAGTGTTGGATGGAGTGATGTCAACGCCAGCGATTGCAGGTGCAATATCAAAATTGATGTTTTGATTTTTCGCAGCACGCTCAGCACTTGCGTTCATGGTTACAGCAGGGATCATGCCTGTCAGTTCACGAGAGACGACATCGAGCGCCTCGTAAATGTCGGGGATGATAGCCGTTAGAGTATTTTCAGCCATTTTTTGATTTCCTCAAAAGTAAAAAAATTAAATCTGAGGAATGACAAAAACGGCACCCCTCATCACTACGTTACACCGTAACAAGGAGAAGCGCCGCCTCTCTTTTATTGAATTGTGCCTAAATTATAGGCAATGTCAACCGCTAATCAACTACTTTCCCGCCATCCTTCACAAACGACTTCTGCTGTACGGGATTCATCTCATTAAAATTAGATCGGCTAACAGTCTTTCCGGTTGGTGCGCCTGAGTTGTGGCGAGCGCCGCCACCGCTAGAATTTGCAAACAAGTGAGGCGCAGACTCGCTCAAGCCCTTAACCCAGCCTTCAACCGATAGTGGATCAGTGGTGCCTGCTTGATAGATTGGGTTTTTGCCGTCAAAGGGGATAGCTTTGCCATCTTGCAGCTTGAACGTGCTTTTCGCCCTCATTAGAACGTCATCAATAGCCGTAGCAGCTACACCGTTTTGCATAGCAACATTGCGTACAGCATTATCAATAGTTACCTGCTCAAGCTGCTTGGTCAAAGTGTCGCGCTCTCCTGTGATCTTCTGAAGCTCTGCATTGAAGTGGTCGGTTTGCGCTCTTGTTTTCAGTTCAATCAGCTCGTCAATCTTTCCGTCTTTGATGAGGCTCGCGGCTTGATCGTCTTGCTGCTGTTTCAGGATCTCGTTGTATTTATCCAGATCGATTGATGAGACGGTTTTTTGCAATTCGTCCATCTGCTTTTTAAGGTCGATATTGTTATTGCGGAACTCGTCAACCTTGTCCTTTGGCACCATTCCACTGACACCTAATACATACTGCCCATTGGATTCAGCATAATATTCCCTTAACGCCTCCGGCGCATCATCTAAATTTTTTATTACCGCTTTCAATGCCATATTATTGACCCCTGATTAAATGCGCCTCCGGCGCGTTAAACAACTTATACACCATGATTACCATGAAACCCATATTTCAAATTAGCTCCCAACCTTGCATTGATAGCTTTTTGCATACAAACAAACGACCCTAAATAAATATACTTGCCATCAACCACTATGTCGGCTTGCCACTTCTTTTTTCGTTTATGCCAGTGAACCCCTGTAAAACCAGAAGTGTTGGAGCTGTGACGCTTTTGGTTTTTCATGTTTATCGAACAAGAAACCGCCCGCAAATTTACTAAAGAATTGTCTGATCTATCGTGGTTGATATGATCTATTTCGTGCTCAGGGGTTTCACCATAAACATAAAGCCAAGCCAAACGATGCGCTAAGTATAATTTTCTATCGATTGTTATTTGCACATAACCTTCAGAACGAAGAGAACCAGCGACGTTCCCCTTTGCGCATC